CATGCTGACTTTATGCAATTCCTTAGAGATGGTATAAAGAAATGGCAAGGTAGAGGCAAAGATAAACTTTTAGGTAAACAGCAATTAGATCAATTCCCTGAAAAAATTAGAGAATTAGCAGATGATTATTTAGAATTACAAGAAGCTAAACCTTATCAAGTGCTAAAAGAAGATATTGATGTTATAAAAAAATTAAATGAATAATACCTTGTTAGCCTTACAAGACGACTTTAAGCTGTTCCTACAAGCTCTGTGGGATCAGCTTGGTCTTCCCTCACCTACACGTGCTCAATATGCAATCGCAGACTATCTTCAGCATGGACCTAAGCGTCTTCAAATACAAGCTTTCCGTGGCGTTGGAAAGTCGTGGATCACAGGAGCCTTCGTCCTCTGGACTCTCTTTAACGATCCAGAAAGAAAAATTATGATTATATCTGCCTCTAAAGAAAGAGCAGATAACATGTCCATTTTCCTACAAAAACTTATTATTGAAACCCCATGGCTCAGTCATCTCAGACCGAAACAAGACGATTCACGTTGGAGTCGCATCAGCTTCGACGTCGCCTGTTCTCCTCACCAAGCCCCAAGCGTAAAAAGCGTGGGAATAACTGGACAGCTAACAGGAAGTCGCGCCGATTTGATGATCTTGGACGACATAGAGGTGCCTGGAAACTCCATGACGGAGCTAATGCGTGAAAAACTTTTACAACTCTGTACTGAAGCTGAATCCATCCTCACGCCGAAAAGCGATAGCCGTATTATGTATCTCGGGACTCCTCAGACTACTTTTACTATCTATCGTAAGTTGGCAGAGCGTTCGTACCGTCCGTTCGTTTGGCCCAGTAGATACCCCAGAAAAGGTAAACTCTCTCAATATGAAGGATTACTAGCTCCTCAAATCCAAGAAGATTTGGAAGCTGGTGTAGAAGAATGGCAAGTAACTGACCCAGATAGATTTGATAACGAAGATCTAATAGAACGTGAAGCATCTATGGGTCGGTCTAACTATATGCTTCAATTCCAACTCGATACCTCCCTATCAGATGCTGAAAAGTTCCCCCTTAAGATGGCAGACCTCATTATTACTAGCGTCAATCCTAGTACTGCCCCCGATAACATTATTTGGTGTTCTGATCCCTCGAACGTTATTAAAGATCTGCCTACAGTCGGACTCCCAGGTGACTACTTCTACTCACCTATGCAGATCGCTGGAAACTGGGAAGAATACTCAGAGACTATCTGCTCCGTAGACCCCTCTGGAAGGGGTACAGATGAGACTGCAGCAGCCTTCTTATCTCAACGTAATGGGTTTATATATTTACATGAAATGAGAGCCTTCAGAGACGGTTATAGCGACAACACGTTACTTAACATCTTAGATGGCTGTAGAAAGTATAATGTAACTAAATTAGTCATCGAAACTAACTTCGGAGATGGTATAGTATCTGAACTATTCCGTAAACATTTAATCACCCGTAAACAACATGTCGATATCGAAGAAGTACGGGCCAACGTACGTAAAGAAGATCGTATCATTGATTCTCTTGAACCTGTCCTTAATCAGCACAGACTTGTGGTTGATAGGTCGGTTGTAGAATGGGATTATAGATCTAATAAAGAAGAAGCTCCCGAACTACGCCTCATGTACATGCTCTTCTACCAAATGTCTAGAATGTGTAGAGAGAAAGGTGCCGTTAAACATGATGACAGACTAGACTGCCTAGCACAAGGCGTTCAATACTTCACAGATGCTCTCTCTATCTCTGCTACTCAACAGATTAAACTAAGAGAACTTGATGAGTTTAATGACATGCTTCAAGACTTCCTTGAAAGACCTAACTCTAACTGCAATCATATCGTTATGGGTATGAGTTTAGAACAAAGAAAGAAAGCTAGGGGTCTTGAAGACAACAATTCAGTCCCTACCTGGGTTTAGCTGCAATGACTGCCCTATACAGGGGAAGGGAAGGGTGGACCCAGCCCCTCAAGGGGGAATCTTGCCTACTTCGTAGACAAACATTCCCCTCTTTTACTACCTAATATCCTCTGATTGGATATTCCGATGAATACTACCAATCCTCCACTAACTACCTAACACTCTATCCGTATATTACCGTATATTACTGTATATCCTCCCTTAAAAAATAACATAAATTTCTCAAGCCTATACTTCGACTACGCACGGACGCAAGTCCCCCCAGAGTACTAAAATAAATGCCAACAAGGACGGATTCAACAGGGATCTGCTCCGTTTTTTACTGTTTGTTAATGCTAACTAATTAAAATATGAAGACATCTGTATGCAATTCAGTTAGCAATCAGTGATAAACAGAAAAGAGAAGGGATAAAGCAGTGGTGCATTGGATAGTCAGTAAGACTCAATGATATTGTGTGGGAATGCTGAAGTATCATGTCATTCTCATGATTCTGTGGTTATAATAGGTACATGAGAGACAAACATCCAAAGTTCAGATGAAATCTTATTAAACTAAATCAGAGTTTGACTTGATACTAATCACTAATTAATTACTAATTATATTGCATAGTGACAGTTAACAAATGAGTATTTATTGCTTTACTAATTGCACCATCGTTTGGAGTTGTATTTGAAAGTTATTATCAATGCCTACATATTACTGGCGTATTATAATTAACGACAAGATCATTTGTTTCTCATATTATTATTTAATTGGATTATTATTATGAATGTAAAGTTTACTGTGGATTATGATCTAATTGAATTAGTTGATGCTATTGGATTAGATTATGAAGTATTAGATAGACAATCTAATTTGTTTGATGAATACAAAGAGATTGAAATTGAAGTTGATAACATTGAAGAATTAATTGATGATGTCGATGATTATAATAGATTCAATGATGAAGAGTTATGTGAATACTTATTAAATCCAACATTATGTGAAGGTTTAATATATACACAAAGAATCTATGATTAATTGTTTATTATTATTATTTATTAATTTGAATTAGTTATTAATTATTATTAATCACAATCATATTCACAATCGCCGCAAGAATGCTGAGTCTAACACATGGA